AATTGAGGATATGCTATACAATAAAGTTATTGAAATAGCACCGTTAGCATATATGCGCGGACGAACATTCCATAATTGCTGGATCATCGCTGATGAAATGCAAAACGCAACCAAACAGCAAATGAAGATGTTACTTACACGTATTGGTAATGGAACTAAAATGGTAGTCACAGGAGACCTAAAGCAACATGATAGAGGATTTTCAGAAAATGGTCTCTCCGACTTTATGAAGTTAGTAGAAGCCTATGAAACAGCAGATTTAAAACACATTACTACAAGTCGTTTTGAACTGATGGACGTTGAAAGGCATCCGGCCGTCATTGAAATATTACAAATTTACGGAGACGAAGATTAAAAGAAAAGGGACTGAAAAGTCCCTTTTTTCTGGTTTTCGCCATACTCCTTATTAAATATATACGGTATCTATTTACATGTAAGAAGCCGCATAACGAAGTAGTTGCTTTAGTTCTTTGGAATGCTTCCCAAATACGCCACTGTAGCGTTTGTACACCGATAGTTCATCCATGTACTTAGCAGGATTACGAAGTGCGTCTTCAGGGTCTTCTGTGCGCTTTATCTGTCCTGCTAAGTCATTACCATACGCCATCAACTCATGTGGATCAGCAAGATAGTGTCGTGTCCAATCACTTTCATCACCGCCAGCACGGATCTTATCCATACCTTTTTGATGACCAGACTTAAGTTGTGGGAACTTTTCTTTTGGAATTCGCTTGTATTGCCCCAAATGAATGGTCTCATGTTTAATCATATCTATGACTAAATCTTTGAATGTTTTAGGTCCCCATTTTCCTTCAAGATTCTTAGCATGTAAAATGACTGTGACAAACTCGCCTTCACGGTCATTATAATCCGCCATAGCAGACGCCCATTCAGTGGGATCTTGTCTTGGCTCATGATTAACGTGGAATTCAATTGGTAAATCATCGTCAATGTTATGATTGATAATGTCTGCTAGTTCTTCTATGTCATCAACATCACCATTACTATCTAAATAATGTTGATATTCAGCATTGGATTCATCAATATATCCAGACAGAATTTGTAAAAATTCTTCATCGTGTGGGACTTTGGCTTCAAGTAGTTCTATATATTTCATAATACTATTTATAAAAATGCCCACTACTAGTGGGCTATGTGATAAAGTTAACAAAGAGATTTTTTATTATTCAGCGAGAATCAAGTCAGTAATGGCATTTTCAAACTTGTCTTCACAGTCATTATGTACACCACGCATAAATAAAAGTGTAGTCCACGATACACCAATATCTGACTACTCTAACAGTTTAAGAGGAACTATCAGCATGAGTATTTATACTAACACCTCCACGCATGGATGTCAATATTATGTTTATGCGTATCTAAGAAAAGACGGAACTCCATATTACATAGGAAAAGGTAAAGATGATCGAGCATGGGTTAAACACGGTAGAGTTAATCTACCACCAGATCATAATCGCATAATCATACTAGAATCATGGCTAACAGAACTTGGAGCATATGCAATTGAAAGAAGACTCATAAAACTTCACGGTAGAAAAAATATAGATGATGGTGGTATTTTGCTGAATATAACAGAAGGAGGAACGGGAGGGGACACCTCGCATAGTCCTAACTATATCAAAGCGATGAAAGAGTTAGACCGATCAGGAGAAAAAAATGGCATGTATGGAAGAAGTGCTGTAACAGATAATAATCTAAAATGGTACACAGATGGAGATAATACCATTTATGTTCCAGAAGGAGAGAATCCACCAGAATACTACACAGGAAGAACAATAAAAACAAGAAAACCTCACAGCAAAGAAGGACGAGAGAACATTAGTAACTCACTAAAAGGCAAAATTCCTGCTAATAGATTGAACGTGAAATCACCAGACGGAAGAATGTTTGATTCTGTAAATGAAGCCGCCATATATAATAACATGACGGTATCCCAGTTTAGATATCGTTGTGTGCAAAAAGGTAATTGGATTATTATTCAGCGAGAATCAAGTCAGTAATTTCTTTCCAATCAGCACAACGAGCAATACGCGGGTCATCACATTCAGCATTGTGCTTGTGTTCAATCAGAATACTTCGCAGACCCATATCAGCACCAGTAACAGCATTTTCTGCTTTATCTTCTATAAAGATGATGTTACTATCTTTCCATGGGATCAATGCTTCGTCTTTGTCAGCGCCTGTGTCTAAACAGATAACTTCTACGAACACATTCTCACCAAACACCGCCTCAAGATTAATCTCACGGGCTTTCTTCGCCATTGGGTCGAGACTCATACTAGTGATAACGACAAACTGATAACCCGCTTCAACGAGCCGAGCAACACCGCTGCGAGCATCACGAAAAGCAGGCAAGTCAAGCATTCGCACACTCTCGTTAAACTCACGAATAAGTCTTTTGCTTTCTGCTTTCTCAATGTCGTATGCTTCGTTCATTTTGTAAAGTGATTTGTCGGCAGCAGTGTAACCTTTGTCTTCCATCCACTTGTGAAAAGCAAGTTCCCAATCAAGGAGAACACCGTCCACGTCACTCAAAATTATTTTATTCATTAAAACACCTTTCTCATTGACTATATGTATAGTGTATAACAAGGCGTCTTGGTTGTCAACAGTTTTTTTGAATTTTTTGCTGTATCCCACTCTAATAGTAGTTCTAACATAAATACATTTATGTTCATATTAAATAAGTATTATGATTGTTATTTTAGAATCATAGAAAACGCCAAGCATCGTATTATTGAAGATTACACAGAGAGGCATCATATCATACCAAGATCACTAGGAGGAGAGGACACCGATGATAACTTGGTGTCGTTAACTGCTAGAGAGCATTACATTTGTCATTTATTATTGCCTAAGTTCACGGAAGGGGAGCATCGTAGAAAGATGATTGCGGCTCATGTTCTTATGTCCGGAAGAAAACTGTATAACTCTAGATCATACGGAAAGTATAAGGACGAGTATCGACTGATTAACAGCGAAGATAGGAAAGGAAAGAAAAATGGAATGTACGGAGCCAAAAGAAAAGGTTCGGACAATCCATTCTATGGAAAGAAACATACCGAAGAAACAAAACAAAGAATATCCGAAGCAAATAAAGGGCATTCAAGAAACAAAGGTATCAAATTCACCGAAGAACATAAACGAAACATATCTGATGCTGCGAAGAAGAGGGACCCTAGCACACGATTTCATTCAGATGAAACAAAACAAAAAATGTCAGATATAGCGAAGAATAGTAATCCGGGATTTGGGGCATCTGCGGTGTGTCCTAAATGTGGCAAAGAAGGACAAAAGGCAAACATATCTAAGTGGCATGGTCTGAATGGAGAAAAGTGTAGATGGTAATCATCTACACTGTTTTATCGAAAACAAACTATATGTATATAATACAATAACTCGTTAGGTATGTCAACCGTTTTTTATGCTGCCCGCGAAGCGTAGTATTCTTCCATCTTGACACGAGCATCGCGGATGTCGTATTCAGCATCCCATACAGTGCGCTTACCGTAACGGTCATACATTACCCACAAACCATCAGTAGTGTAAACATATCCAAACTCTTCGCCTGAATCGCCTACACTGTCAATGAACTCTTCAATGCTTTTACTAGTACGAGCATCTACACCAGTCTCGCCGCGGTCACGACCATAGAATACACACTGACCTTCAGGGATACTATCACGGTCATCAAAATTACATTTGACGCCAACACGGTCGCCTACAATGCTAACATCGCCCAATTCAACAAGTTCTTTAATTTTGTCGTAGTCGCTGTAGTTTTCAACAACAGTGTAACCAACACCTGCTGGGTAGCCATCCCAGTGAGCGTAGATAGAACGAACTGAACCATTTGACATTTCGTAACCGATTCGTGAATTAGTGCTCATTTACATATCCTCTCTCATTAACTTACCCTTATAGTATACAGCCATTAGGATCAGTGTCAACCTTTTTTTACGATTTATTGTAGTAAAGGTCTTCAATCTCACGCTGTTTAGCATATGAAATCTGCTGATTCCAAAGATAGAATCCAACATTTAATTCATTCTCTTCAGCAAGCATTAAACGGTCCAATGCCTTTTTCCAATCGCATTTGTATTCACGCATAGTATTAGCAAGTTTTTTCTTGAATACAACCAATGCTTTGGCTTCTTGTTCTTCCTGAATTTTTGCGTTTTCTTCTAAGAGACGCATCATGTTGTCTAATGCAAACTCAAAGGTTGCCATGTCCAGGTTAACATAGAAATCCCATGTTTCACCACGTGGACGATAACCGTATACATCTTTGTGGAAATCAGAGAAGCACATTTCTTGCATTTCTTCAATACGAGCATGTGAACCGGCTGGAGTAGTGATTGCCATAGACATAATGTTTTCCTCTCAATTGGACTATACACATAGTATACAGCCTGGAGGACAAAAGTCAAGTAAATTCTATAACTTTTATGCCTGACTCCTCTAATGCGAGTCTACATATCTCACATGGTTCAGCAGGTCGAGGTTCACCATCCGAACCATAACGTTCTATATGAATACGGTATGCTTTATTTGTGTCTTCTAATTTGATTAGTGCTGCCATTTCGGCATGTAAGAATACAGCATCTTCTCTGCCAACCCGTTTAGCATAATGATACTGTATTGGATGCGTTTTTTGATATGAGTTTTTACCCACTGAAAGAACCCGACCTCGCTTGTCATATATGGTTGCTTTCAGTGAGTATTTGCGCCGACCACCTTTCATTAGTCACCTTGATGGTTGTTTATATCAACTTCTTCTTGGCTACCGCCTCTACGATATTCGTCAAAATATAACACTTGAACAGGTAATGGTCTGTCTTCTTTCCAACGGAACAGGTGAGAACGATAGATGCCCATCTTAACAAATGGACCAAACTTAGTCAACTTTTCTTGTGGGTACATATTTGGACCAACATGTTCCATCACAAACTGGTCATCAATCCACAACGTAAAGTTTCCGTTATTACGGTCTGACCATACAGCACGAACAGTAAAATCAATCCACTGGTTCTTAGGCAGTTCCCCTATTTTGTATTGGTGTGTAGTTTCTGATGGTTTAGTTAGAATGTCAATCAGAAAGTTATTACGATTCAACTGAAAATAAACTACTGGACCCCCTTCACCATCGTGCCACTGGAAGAAGATTTGTTTTGGGTAGATATATTCGTAGTTATTGGGGATAAACATACTCCACTCGTACCATACTTCTTGGTCGAGTAGTGGTAACCATCTTTCACGAATTTCACTACGTTCCCGGTCACGCGTACAATCGTCCCAACCTGATGCTGGGTTGTGAGGTTTTGCGGTAAAACAATCACCCGGACGGACTTCAAAACGTAATGCAGTATCTCCTTTACGGGTATTTTGAGATTGACGAATCCACGCCCATTGTGTTGCTTCCAAATCAATAGTGGCGAACCATGGGCCTCGGTGATCATCAAGTGGAAGACCACTTGGACTCCACATAAGATTGTCATGGTCAGCAAACGATACTGATACTGCGACTAAAAATGAAACAAAGGCTATAAATAATTTGTTCATGCTTCTACTACATCATCGTCAGGTATTACCAAACCTTCTCGTATACATTCTTCAATAAAACTTTGGTAATGTTCCGGGTACTGTTTTGCCACATAATGCATTATAGAATCAAACCCTTGTGTTTCTGCATTATTCTTTTCTACTCTTCGGTCGGTTACATTAACAATAGTTGTCGCTGATGACCATAACGATTTACGTACACGAGTAAGAAACATAATGGTTTCAAATCTATTCATGGATTCAGGTTGCGTTTCCCATCCTTTGATTGAAGTGTTAACTCCAGGTGCCGGTCTATACTCGTGTGAAATGGCAATATATGCTTTCATATGTTATTTAATCCTCAAAATTCCGTTATCTAATATAAGTTTTTGTCCTATGGTCATGTTAATACAAAACACTGCCCAATCTTCAGATTCAAAAAGTTGTGTTGGGTAAGAACATTCATCGGCAATTCTATTTAGCACTTCAGTGGAATATCCTCCGTTTTTGTACTCACAAACTATAATATACGTCCAATCGTTATTGTAGGTAATAATGTCACAGTAATAACTTAGCGTCTGTTTTAAATCATTTAACGAATTAAGTACTAAGTTAATATTTTTGTCAACCTCATACCCTTTACGAAATGGATTCGGCGGATCATTAGACTCTGCTATTGTTCCAATATGGTTCATCATTTTTGCTACGTACTCTGACATTTCAATGTCGGTATACAATTTTGTAGGCGCTTGTCTATCACTCATCCGGTTGTCCTGCAATGTATTGTAATTCTAATAGTGTAGCACTTAGATTAATCTCTGGGTCTGCAACAAGCGAATGATTTACAAGCCCATCACGAATAGTAATCAATGCTTTACCTTGTGTTCGTTTGTCTTCACCAAACCAATCAAGATTTTCATACAGTTTGCGGAATACTCCTTCATACTCTTCCGGTCGTGCTTTCGACACAATTAATTTTCGAGCCTCAGCAATTTTACCAATTTGAAAGTTGGCTACGTATTCAAGAATCCAATCACTTTCGCCGCCTTCACCAGAACTTGGTTGCTGTAATACACCATCTACAATATTCTGTTGTACCATATTTATACATTTACGAAGGTCTGGGTATGTACTTTTTACGTACACATCTAAATCATCAGGTAGGAACTCCATACCCTCTTCTAGAAGAATGGTAGCAATACGTACTGTAAATTCTGTTTGGTCAAGTTTTTCAATATGATAACCTTGACAACGTGAATGAATTGCTGGGATTACTTTGTTTGGATAGTTGCATGTTAAAATAAAACGACATGTTGAACTATACGTTTCCATCATGTTACGTAGAATTGCTTGTGCGTTGGGCGATAGATAATCAGCCTCATCAAGTAACACAAATTTGAAATCGCCAGAGAACGGCAGTGAACTTGCGAATCCATTAATCTTTGTACGCATTGTATCAACGTTATTTTCGTTTGATGCGTTGATTAACATTATGTCGCCATCGTCTACATCTAGTTCATTAAGTAGAACTTTAGCGAGTGTTGTTTTGCCGGTACCTGCCGCACCACTGAATAGAAGATGTGGTATTGCTCCGGAGTCTACCCATGTTTGTACTTGCTTTCGTTGTTTATCGTCACGAAATACATAATCTGTAATATTTTTAGGCCTGTACTTTTCAGTCCATAATTGTTTCATTCTTGAATAGTCCTCTTTGCGGTTATGTTTTTATTAGTATACACTATTTTCTTTATTGTAGTCAAGAAAAAAGAGAGGGACTTTCGTCCCTCTAGTGGTCTCTATGAGGCTTTTTTATTATTTGATATGTTTATGCGACCTGTTCAATTTCTCTACGTAGGGCTTTGAACAAGTCTTCCTGTGTATAATCCAATCCCATTTCTTGTAGTACATCGTCTGTCAAGCATGAGTAAATGAGAGATGCCTTAGTATGGGTGTTTGTATTTCTAATGTTATCTTTAAGTAGTGTTGTTTTACCAGCATGATTGCCTTTATGTAAAGGAACAATATATTCGTCACCATATTCTTTACTGCCTAGAATGTGATCACAATCAAATTCGCCACGTAACCATCTTGCGGTGTTAAAGGCTGCTTCAATATTTCCTTCGTCAATCAATCTTTGAATGGTCGGATAAAACTCGCTGTACAACCATTCTTTACTTTTATCTCCCCATACTATAACATTTGAACCTAACGCTTTTACCAACAATGGTGTTCGGTCCCACAGTTCATAGTATTTTTTGCGTTCACCCCATGATGTGGGTTTCGACACAGCAAAAACTTGTTCGTGTACCTCACATAATGATTTATACAGAGGCTGTCCAGTTTCTACATCAATTTTACCCTTTTCTTTACTAGGTTCTTGATTACAGCCTGGAAAACAGCATGATGGTCTTCCGTTGACGACCGAACGAATCTGACCAGCAGACTCGTACAGTCGTTTATTCGGCTGCTCAACAGTGTATTGTGTGTTAAGCAGTTCCATATTATGCTTCCTCTAGTTCTGCTAGTTGTGCTAGTTGTCGTTCAAGTTCAGCACGGCGTTTTGCGATTTCAGCATCTTTCTTAACTTTGTCAACGCCTTTAGGGTTAACAATTTTGGCAAGTTGTTCAATTGAACCAATTACTTTCTTACCATCTTTAAAGAAGTAAGATTTGCTCTTATCGCCCGTGTAGAAACTGAATTCTTCTAGTACATGAAAGTATGGATTGCCGTTAGCATCGGTTACTTGATAAGTACGAAGTTTATTCTTGTTAATACTTCCGCTAACACCAAATACTTTGTTCCAACTTTCTTCACCGTAACATGCATTGTGCAATTCAAGTATCACACGCGCCGCTATGTCATACTGTTTACCCTTAACGTATGTACATCCTTCAGGTAATTCCTTGTTCACATCAACCATACCGCTGATACCTTGGAATGCACCGTTCTTGTTGTAGAATTCAATGATTGAAGTGAACTCTTTTAGTACGTCAATCAGTGCCTCGTCATCCAAACTAAGTTCTGCTCCAGGAACATTGTAATCACTCACTACGTATTGGAACAAATTATTCCAAATCATAGGATCCATATCGTTGAACCCTGAAATTTCATTACGTAGTTTAGAAACAGCAGCCGACATACCTACACAAACATCTGCCCATCTAAAGTTCATTCCATTATTCATCATAACAGAAATCAACTTTTCGAAATCACCTGAAAAGCCGCCCGCGCAATCATTAACTGGACCTGTAGTCACGTTTACAGAAGTAAATATGTTCTTCAATGTATCGCCGATTGCCCGGTCGTATGAATTAGGTTCCATTTTAGTCATGTGAATGTTGTTAATGTGATTAGGGATAGATGCCTTATTGCCTCGGTTATTTTTCTGGAAGATTTCAATAACTCTACGCTCAACATTTTCAACTTCTTCACACAATTTAGGACAGTCGCCAATATGGTCAAGATATACTTCCACAAATACTGGGTTAAACGTCAATTGTTGAGTCACCCACTCTTCAGACTTGTCAAATGTTGCGTTTGGCTTTAGATTCATCTTTTCTAAGTCGAAAAACGTACTGACCCAACCCTGAATCAAACCGGGCAGTGTATTCAATACAGTGCCATTGCCGCCATCAGCAATGATATACGCTTTATCGCTGTCTGCATTAACAACTTTAGGAGAAACAAGCAATCCTATAGCAGGCTGTACTTGTTTAGGGTCGTAATTCATAAAGTGTTCAATCTGTTCATCAGGATTCGCTAGCCGCTGTCCTGGAGCATCCCAGGCTGTCTCACGGACTGGTCTAAACCAAAAACAATCTAGCACGTTTGCGATATGGCCTACTGGATCATTAGTATTTTTGGTCACATTTTCTTCTGTGCGACCTTTATCTTTCATCATTTGTTGTGAAAGTTCGATTACTTTAGGCGCTTTGTTGTACATCTGTACTAAATCTTTTGGCTTGTACTTTGCTAGATTAAAGAACAGCAATGATACACATTTTGCAGTGTTAGGTGATTCGTTGATATCAATTTCACCCATCGAATCCATAGGAAGGGCATCTGCAACCTTTTTACGTTGATTCATGCCTGAATTGATAATATCTTTTTGTGCGTCTGTAAGGAACATTGTATTAACCTCTATATTAGACCTGGTAAATTGCGTCTCTGCGTGCCCACCATCCAAAAACTGCTTGCGCCTCGTCAAGACATGACTCACCGGAACGATTTGGATTTATTTCATTGAGAAGAATTCCCAATTCTATTACAAAATCATCCCTAGTAAATATCTTTCCGCCAAACTTTCTTTGAGCCAATAAATCTCGTAACTGTGGTTCGTAGCCATTTTTACGATTGTAATCTGATAACTTAAGACGGTTTAACAACGTACTCATTCCACCTTGGACCATGCTATAAAATTTCATCGTGTTCCCTCTAAAATATACTGTTGTAGAGGGAGCAATTCTCCCTCATTTCCCTTAAAGTATAGCAGATCCGAAAGTAATGTCAAGCCTTTAGAAGTCAAAAAGTAAGTTTTTTTCAACTTTTTTTGTGAATGGTATCTCTACCGTAGCAGGAGAATTTGTTCTATCTGATTTTATCACCTTAGACCACTTACCTCGGTCATTTGGTAACTTGTATTTGTTACATATGATAACATCACCTTTTGCCATTTCTTCTTTGCGAGTATTCTGTTCTCCAGCATGTGTACTAGGTGCAGTAAACTCTTTCAACATAATATTGCGCAAGATGTAAGTACCTAAACCATTTACAGCACATGCAATAGAAAATTCATCATCCTCTCCTGGGATTATTTTGCTATCACCATTGAATGATTCGTCCATCATAACACGTTGTTTGTTGTTTCGTAAGAAAAATAGCGTTCCTTTCATTGAACCAAACTTGCGGTCAAATCGTAATGTATCTTCCCAATTTACACGGTTGTATTTTGGGTCAACATTGTTGAACTTGTCATAAAACGCACCATCGCCTGGTCGACCATCCCAATGTGGCCAGAACAAGTCAACACCGTTAAAATTGTCAGGGAAATTTTGTAATGCTTCACAAATGTTTACGTGTGTATGTGGGAATTTTTCATGCTGATTCAATATAGCATCACTGTCAGCAAAGATAGCCCACTCTTCATCACTATTATAGAATAACTCTAATAACCTGTTACGGGCGCTTGCTGGAGGGATAGGGCTATCTAACTTGTCTACATACGTAACACGTTCATGTTCGTAGTAGTCGCTATCATCGTAGTCCATCGCTAAGATGTTAAGTTGTAGTTTAGGATCGTAATCCAACCACCATTCTATTTGGTTGTTGTGGTTTTCTAGTCTTTTGTTTCTGCCTTCTTCGTTCTCTCGTTTGCCATGATAGGCAATAATATACATTGTATTACACATAATTATGATTTTCAAACTCCTGTTTTAACCATTCAAAATCGTTAAGTAGTGATAGGTCCTTACCTTGTTCACCAAAGTATTTACCTTTGGTTGCACCTAGTAAAGCAAAAGAAGAATGCATAGCAGATGGTGTTGGGTTCATCCATCGCTTTATTTTGTCATCTACTCCGTGACTAAGATTTCCTGATACCAGTTTTGCGACTTCACGAAACGCTGCCTTCCATGTATTGAATGGTGTAGTGTTAAATTTAGAAATACACGACAAATCTGGTACTGCCCAATATGGCATATCGTGTTTGGCAATTGTTGTACTCATGTCCACAATTCCCTCAGGATTCTCTTCTTGAAATAGTTCCTTATGTAACAGTTTAACACCGCCGTAACCATATGTCATGTCTATAACAGGATTATATGCTCTCCATACATGTACGCAACGTGATTGCGGGACACCTGGATATACATCAATGGTATCTGATGGAACGTAAGACAAATCAAACTCGTCAACTAGGTAAGCATCGCCGTCGATAACATAAAAGTGGTCTGTGTTGGATGATAGCGCACATTCGCGGTGTGCGTTATAGATTCCGGGTACATCTTTAACTACGTATGCTTGTTGTCCCGGAGCGAGTTTATCACGAATACGGTTTAAGTTTGCTTGACTAAAATCGTCACCGTATGTTAAGTAGAATACGTCAATCATAATATTAAAGTAGCGAATAAATTAAGATACCAGTGAGTGTAATCTGGGCTATAGTAAGTCCTATCATTGCTATAGTCAATATCTTGACCAGTTGTTTAACTTCTGATATTGTACCAAAGCCACGAATAATTGTATACCACATTGAGATTCTACGTTCGGTTGCTTCGTCAACGTTGTTGGGCGTAGAATCTGCTAAACCAAACACCACGTGGTCTAGTTTAGTGTATGGTTTTGGATCTTCCATTATAGACCTCGCATTTGAATTTCTTCTGGTTTTTCTTCTGAAACTGCCATCAATCCGTTATTATCAGCAAGCCAAATTTTAAATGGTTCGCTACCATCACCTAAATCGAGCAACTGTCCTTCAGTCCAACGACCATGTTCCATAAGAACCCATTCGCCAACTTTGACTTCGGTTTGTTCGGGACCTATGGCATACACCTGTGCCCAACGAGATTTAATACCGCGTTCACCTGCATTAACTGTGCTATCGTCTTTGATGAATATGCCGCTCTTTGTGCGTTGTTCGCCTGCTTCCATTTTATGTACGATTACTTTATCGCCTAGTACTTTTAAACTCATTACTTGTCCTCTTTTCTTACAAAGTTTCCTTCAGCATCTTCTACCCATTGGTCATCGTTTTTTTGGGGTTGTTCTTTTACAATTTTAGACTGTGCTTTTTTAGGAGCAGGATCCGGAGCCTTTTTAGTAGCAGGTTCTGGAGCCTTTTTAGGAGCAGGTTCTGGGTTAGCATCTGGTTCTTCCCAATCATCTACCTTAAGACCTGCCATTTTGACTGACTTTGGATTATTATTGTTGTAATGGTCACGAGCAACTTGGTCTGCTTTCTTGACCACTTTACCTCTGCGTCCTAGTTCATCTCCGCGAGCATTTGTGTTAGTGTTGCCCACTGTAATACTATCTTCTGCTTTAGCGGCAAGTTTGTTTAGGTCGATAATTTCGCCTCGCATACTTCTATGTTTTGCCATGTTATTCCTCATTTATTTTAAATATATATTTAAGCATTTCTCTAATCACCTCTTCTGACTGTGTTAGTCGGTGACTATCGCTTAGAAAAGGATTCTTATCCTTATAAATTTCATGTATAAGATTCGCCGCGCAACGTACTTCTTTTTCTTCTTTGGAACTTAGTTTCCGTCTACTAGCAGGAAATTTTACTATTTCATCTGACATACTATTTTAAAAACTCACTAATATCCAATCCATACTTTACGCTATCTATCTTGTGAATTCCTAATACATACAAAACATAACTGGACACAGAACTGCCACGACCGACACCCCATACTATATTATGTTCTCGCATAGTGTCCACAAGATACACACACGCTCTTAATACATTCAGTAAATCATATTTAGCATATAGGAACAACTCTTGTTCTACACGCTCTTCCCTATCTTTTGGTGTACGTTCCCACACATATCTTATTATGTCTAGTTCTTTGTACTTATTAGGGATAAACCACTGTGATTGTTGATGCTCATCAAACTCCTCAACGTCATAATCATACTTTGCCAATGGAGCAATTTTACTTGAATCTAAATGGTTAGCATCAATCGCAGTGTTGTATTTGTGTATATCCTCATTCCATTCAACATTGGTGATAGGTGATATGTCAATGCCTTCCATCAACATATCATACAAGTCTTGTTTGTTGTAGACAACACGACCGTACCTATCAAAGGTCAAATCATTCATCGACAACTGTTGGTTTCCACGCCTTGAAATCAATTACTTCACCATCTTCTTCTGGTTCTTCGCCTAGTTCACCGCGTACTTCTGCTTCAATTTCGTTGACCATTGTATTGATTTCTTCATACACATCATAATATTGAGGCTCTTCAATAACATCGTCTTCATTATCTGAAAAGTAGTCGCACGTTTCGCATGTATCTCGGAACCACCAAGGTGTTTTATAGTGTGTGAAGTCATTTTCTGCAAATTCTTCGATTGTGGGCAGTAACGAATAATCTCTATCCGAATATGTGAACGCCATAGAAAAATCAGGGAGCGCATTAGTTACTTTAACTTTCGCAATAAAAATATCATCGCCTACCACTGCGCAGAGTTTGGCATGAAGTACCATTGCTAATATATCAGTCGATGGTACGTATGGCAACAGTATAGTATTGTTAGCAAGCATAGATGTATCTATTTTTGCGTTACGGTGTGTGATAATACTTTGGTCTAGAACTTCTTCTATAAGCATTTTCATTTTTAGAAATGAAACGTTTGCTTCTTTCCTGTCAGGATTAACCCAAGCAAAATCAACATCGATATTAAATTCATCACTTATGATACTTTCACCCGTTTGTACTACAGTAGTGTGGATAGTAGTAGAATACGTTGAATAGTTATCTACAATGAATGATTCCATTTGTAAGTCCTCTTATAGACAATATTAAATTTTTTCTTCGCCTTTACTGACGTAGACTAAGTTTTGTTCTGTTTTGTCTGTTGTGTAATAATGGTACATGAACGTCATTCGTTCAAATTTAAGACTAAATTCCTTTACGAAATTTAGCATTGATGTTTTGCCGCAAGATGTATTGAATGTAACTGTATCACTTCCCAAATCATAACGCACTCCATCAAATTTTAACAGTGGTTTCCATTGATTGAACCAATACTTATTTAAGTACTCTACAAACATTGTAACATCTAAATCACTGCCTTGTAAAGTTAAATGATGAATAACATGGTTAATCTTCGTCGGCATCTTCGTCATCCGGGTCTTCTCCTATGATATATGATTCGGGTGTCCTTTCAGATATAATTTCGAATCGTGCGCGTTCCATGCGCTCCATTAGTTCCAAGTTAAGATTATCTAAATGGAACCTCAATTGTTCCACTAGACCTTCTTGGCCTTGTTGATAGGCAATACTCATTTTTGCTTGTATGCTATTGATTTTTTCGTCTAGTTCTTCCTCTGTCAAACCAGTGTAATCATTATACATATTAAACCCTCGCTATTGTTGTAATTGTATTTATCGCTTAGGCATGTTCCACAAATTGATTGGTGGAAACTTTAATTTTGGCCACACTACACGAACGGTTTCAGATTCGGTGCTACCCATCCCTCTGGTTTCAGAACTTTTCCGTCTTCTCGTTTCCGTACCTTTCCTGTTTCCGGATCTATTTTCGCAAAATTGGTTTTCATTACTTCGTCCCATGCTCCTTCTCCGTCAAAATTGCCAGTGCGTACAGCGCCCAATGTTACTACCATAATATCAATAAGGGCATCTAACTGTTCTATGCGGTCGTTTGCTTCTAGTGCTTCTTCTAGTTCTTGTACCTCTTCACGAATGAGGTCAATGTACATTTTGTAGTTTGATTCGTTTGGTTCTTGGTCACACGCTGTTTGAAACGTGTTAATGTCTTTGAATAGATTTGCCATATATTATCCCTATAGTTATAAAAAAACCCGGGAACGAGTCCCGGGCAAATATTGGCGAAGAGGACTAAATAATAAAACTTAAAGTTTTATCATGTAGTATAAGGAACTAAGAAAAAATCTCAATTCCTTACACTAATATTTATATACTAAGTACGAAAATGGATATGCGTACTTAATTTCCTACCAATATTTGCATATGACCCTTATTTAAGGTAAAGAGGGCCAGTCCATCGAACGGTGTATCCACCGTCAATAACGTTTCCGCGAGCCGCATTACGAGCGGGAGTCGCCCAACTTGCCGCTTTTAGAATATCTCCTTTACGGAACTTTTTATCATCGTCACCTTTGACAATGAATCCCCAAACAGAACGATTGGTGATAATCTTGATGTATTTTTTACCTTCTGATATTTCAATACCATTGTTGAAACGTTCAGTCATATTAGCGCGGATTCGATCACGAGTTTCATCATCTGACGCATCTTTTGCTAGATTTGCGTTGAATCCAGCGTAGTCTTTTTTGATTTCTTCAACAAGAGTAGCAATTTCATTAGTCAGTGTAGTCATCTGTGTATCCTCTCAATCAACGTTACTTTGTAATTATAACTCCTTTGAGGATAAAGTCAACACTTTTTTATACATTCGAGTCAAAATTTTGAAATAAATTTCTGCCTTCAAAATGTGATTCTATTTGATTGAATAATGAATACACTGCAAACACAAAGCACGGTGTATTATGTAACAACATAACAAACAAGTAGTACACTTCGGAACGAGGATCAAAGGTCAGCATGACAAGATACAACAACGCCACCAACACATTTCTTATACTATAGTTGTGGTATTGGGAGTTGTCTATTATATGATGACCTACTAAATGCAATTACAGTACCTCAACAAACGCTTTTTCTTGTACGAACTGTCCGGGTTCCTTTTTGGTACCGTGAATCCATCCTTGTGATTCAAACATGTTGCGTAGTTCTATGTTAAAATCTGGACCACCACATATCATAATACGGTCACGTTCAGGATCAAAAAAGTCTTGGTCTATTTCCAGGTCACGGAACAACTCACCGCTATGTATTCTGTCTGTGATACGTCCTCTATATCGACCTTCTTTAGGGTCTTCTCTAGTGACTGTTTGATACATTCTAGCGCCGTATCGTTTGATATCTTCACCGAACACGAGTTCAGCATTAGTACGGCAGGTATGAGTAACAATAACCTCGTCAAATTGTTCATAAGCATCTGAATCCCTTGCTATGCTCAAAAACGGCGCGAGACCTGTACCCGTAGAGATACACCATAAACGGCTTTTGTCTGCTGTGGTGGGGCTTAGTAGTTTGGTAGTCAGTGTACCAACAGGTCTACTTCCTACTTCTATTTCATCCCCTACCTTTACGTTTTGTAGTTCTTTAGTTAGTGGACCATCTTGAACTTTGATACTGAAAAATTCAAGAAAGTCATTTTTTGGGCTAGTCGCAATGCTGTATGCTCTTTGTATATCGTTATCTGGCATACCGATCATTGTGAATTCGCCTGCGATAAAATTACGCTTATTCCATGCATCACTCTTAGTCGTTTTAAACCAAAACAAATCATCCGTGAAATGTTCCACTTCCAAAATAGTTTCGTAGTTTTGCATTGTTTATCCTTTTAGGTTATTGTCGTTCTTCTCTCCTGCGAGTGTGAACAACTTTTTCCAATCTTATGTAATCTATGCGAGTGTTAGGTACATATCGCCAGCAAGTCTTGCCTTCTCTACGTATCTCAAATACGGTTTCCCATATACCTATGTTAATTATTAGGGCATCTTCACCATCTAATATCACACTGTCACCTGGTTCAAATCCAGGCTTCATTTTAAAACTTATTCCTTTTGCTATATTAGTTGCTAGGTCTTTGAACCATATAACAAATACAATAGAAAATAGTATCATGAACCACGGCTGTATTAAATCGCTTAGGTTCATAGACATATCATTAATCAACGAATCCATGTTGTGTCTCCTCTTGTATCCTACAAGAGTATTTATGCTTTAGTGTAGTACGCCGTACACTATGTATTCTAAGTCACCTGCAATTTCAGCATTATTGTTGGCAAGTTCTTCTACTGTGTCATCATATCCTAATCGTTCTGCATATAATGCTTCTAATATACATTTCAATTGTTCTTTGTCGAAATCAATACATTCTACTACCGTATTGAAACGAACAAGTTGACTGGTATCCAACATATCTAAAAATTCTACTTCTGCCTCTTCATATGCTGAATCGAAAAACAAATTACTCATACCGTGTCTCCCCATCTATGGTGTGTATAACTTTCATTATACACTGTTTGTGCCACGATTGTCAATCTACTTTCCAAACAATCGTGTTAGTGTTCTACGTCCTGCGATACCATCAGGTGATAGCCCATTTCGTGCTTGAAATGCCATCACTGCTCTTTCAGTTCCCTGACCAAAGATACCATCTACTGGACTTAATCCTAAGGCACGTTGTAATTGTTCTACTTCTTCTCCGTGATCACCTTTGCGTAGGGTACGCATATTAACTTGTGACTGTGTTAGTGTATGCTGTTCCGTTACTAAACCAAATACATGATTAATATGCTCATAGTGATTTATACGGTCTTCTAACCCATTATACCCACCATTAATACGCCTGGTAAGTTCACGCATATCTTGTTCATCAGCGAAACGATTTAACCCGTTCGTATGCCAATACCAACATGCAGACTCTAACGCACCTTTGTATGTGGTGAGATACCCCATAACATAATCTAAGTCTTGACCTAAAAATTCAGCAAACTTTTGGTAATTATTTTTACCTGTAAGTTGTATAACACCTCGACCTCGGTACCTCCAACCATCACCTGACTTTTCTGGACCGTTTCCCATGCGATTAGCATATACACGGTTAGCAATAAGTTCAGGCTTTCTGGCGTAGTTTGCTGCAAGTTCTGCTGTAAAGTATTTACCGAATACATTAAGGAGGGCAGACTGTGAATAGTTTAGATTTTCTTCAATCGCCATTAACCCCATACTTTCATGTCCGCATTGTGACAAGAAGGCTGACAATCTTAATGGGGTGTCAATACCATATTTTGGCAATAGTTCTTGCATTGCCTTATACCATTTTGGTATGTTGGGATTTCTTGGGAATATTGCTTGTAACTGTTGTTCGTTCATCGGTAGTGACATAATAACCTCCTATATTTATATAGGTATTTATCACTCAACCCCAGAATACACGAACAATAAGCCTAAAAGTAAAAACGGGGTCCCTAGTAGACCCAAACCGAAATTACCAATAAACGAACGGGAGGGCTTAACTAAAAAGTATGTGCCCAATCCCATAAAAATTAAACCAATTAGTAAAAGCATTACAATTCCTCAGCACGAACTGCAAACTGTAACAAGATACTCTTGACTACCGGAAGTGTTGCCGCCTTTTCGTATCCTGCATCCTGTAATCGTGTTAGATTCGCTTCAACAAAACCTTCAACGTCTAGCAAACTTGCGCCATTATTTTTGTATAGTTTAACAGACGCATCAACAATACGTTCAATTAGTATGTTGCCTTCTTCAGTGCCCATTTTGTAATCAATCATTATACTGCCTCCATTACAAGTTCAAGTTCTTCTTTTGTAGCAATAACTTCAATACGAGTATCACGGTCATCAAAAAAGCCAGCACCCTGTACCATTGTACGAAAACCACCGTCTTTGTTAGGATGTTCATATTCTTCACCGTCAAAGAATGACTTGATCATCTCACAATGAACAATCTCTCCTGATAACGACTTAACAAGACCAACCATGTAACAACCAGGCTGCATCTCTTTAGAAAAATCGTAAGACTTAATCAGATCACCCGCTTTAACATTCATCATTTTTTCTCTCTCTCATCAACTTACCCTTATATTATACATCCGCACGGATATTTGTCAACCTTTTTTTAGTAAAAAAAGGGCGCCTAAAAAGACGCCCAAACAACACCACGTGGTTTCTCCCTAATAACTCACCTATGATTTTTCGTTTTCTACTGAACTACCTACTGCGAATAGTGCAGAAATAATCATTAGGTTCTTCAACGAGTTTGTCATTTCTGGTGTTAGTGTCTCACCTGAAATGCCTGGTACGTGGAACATTAGTGTTGCTAGTGCTGTAAACAGTCCAAGCCCGTATGCTGCCAATCGTTGACGCTTATGGCATTCACCATTGAACTGTGGTAGCAACAATGCCAAACCTAGTAGAATTTCTACAACGATTGCCACTACTACCATAAATGCTGGTGCTGGGTAACCCATTGCTTCACCAACAAACCACACGGTGCCACCGAAACCGTAACCAAAGCCAAACAATGGAATGATTTTAGTGATACCGAATAGTACGAAGAATAAGCCTAATGCTATGCGTAGTTGATTCATGTTATACTCCTATTAAATATTTGCTAGTACGTTTTCTGGTGCTGATACACCGTATGGGTCTTCTGGATGATTGTCAGACTTGCCTGGCTCTTCAAACATGTGTGTTACTACACCGTCTTCTACCACCATAGCGTAACGCCATGAACGTTTGCCGAAAGATAAATAAAAGTGTAGCCCGCGATACGCCAATATCCGACTACTCTAACAGTTAATAAGGAACTATCAGCATGTCTATTTATAATAGTATATCCACACTTGTGGAAAGTCAAGTAAATTATACATATAATAACTCATTATTCAAACCAACGCGACTTATGATAAGAAGAATTATCAGAAATGATGGTTCAAGTGTGTTTTATTTCCATAAAACTACGCAAGATGATTATGAAAACTATCACGGGTCTGGCAAAGTATGGAAAGATTTTATCAAGCACCATGGTAACCCAGAATTACTCTGGGTCTCTGAACCTTACTGTTGCCCAATAACATTACAAAAAGTAGCAATAAGATTCAGTATAGAAAACGATATTGTTAACTCGATTATATGGGCAAATCTCAAAATTGAAAATGGATTGGACGGCGGATGTTCAGACTTACAATACCAACGACTAATGGAAACAAAATCTTCAAACCAATGGAAAGTAAAACAATTACATATAAATCAAAAAATATCTGACACAAAAAACGACCCATTGTGGAAAGAAACTACTGGAAAGGAGGCATTGAGAAAAATTAAGGAAACAGTAAATTCTTCTGAGTGGAAAGCATCTAAAGGAATAGAGAGAATTAGAAAGCAAAAAGAATGCTACTCCGATTCAGACTGGATGAAAAATGTTGGATTGGTTAGAAACCAAAAAGTGTCCGACACAAAAAATGACCCATTGTGGAAGGAGACTATAGGTTCAGAGGCAAAGCAAAAAGAATTGGAAACAAAGAGTCGCACAGATTGGCAAGAAAATGTTTGGACGACCGCAGTTGAAGCAATGACTAACTCTGTTACTAAATTACGAAATAGAGATAATGTCGTGGAGTTACGTGCTTTGGCAAAAAGAAAAAAAGTAAAATTAGGAAAGGGTTGGCCGAATAAATCAGATGATTGGATAAATGAACAAATAGAGAGGCTTAGATAGCCTCTCTATTGCCAAACATTAAGATTTTAAATATGATAACATTGTGTCTGCGTCAGATACCTCATATGGATCTGTCGGACAATTATCCATTTTACCATCTTCAATGAACATCTTCTCAACTACTCTATCATCAACTAACATAGAATATCTCCAAGATCGTTTACCAAAACCTAGATTATCTTTATCTACCAGCATTCCCATTCCTTCAGTGAATATTCCAGAACCATCGGGAATAAATTTTACGTTGGTTGCTTTTTGATCAATCATCCACTTACGCATAACGAATGTATCGTTTACTGATAGAACGTAGATTTCATCTACTCCCAGTTCTTTAAATTCAGAATACAATTCTTCGTATCTAGGTAAGTGCGAAGCAGAGCAAGTTGGAGTGTATGCTCCTGGTAGTGAGAATACGATTACTTTCTTGCCTGCAAAGATATCATCAGTTGTTACGTCTTTCCATTCAAAAGGGTTTTCACCACCATTGTCTGGGTTTACGTAGCAGATATCATGTCCGTCTGTACGAACACGGTATTTAAATGTTACTTGTGGTACTTGTTTGCCTATCATTGTTTTTCTCCTTTTAGTTTAGTTTCTAGTTCTTCGTAACCACCAATAAATTCACCATTGATAAATATTTGTGGTACAGTAATTTGCTTGGTTACACCCATAACCTTGCCAAATAGTTTTTTGTCTGCTTGTACAAATGTGTACTGTATATCGTTCTCTTTTAAGAGTTCTTTGGCGCTGTCGCAGGATGGACATTTTGGATATTTGTAGTGTCCTACTACGACGGCGCCGTTACTAAAGTCTAGTTCATGTTTAATCATTTATTACCTCCTTTACTTTATCTATTGTACATATTATTTATAATAGTTTCAAGCAATTTGGAGGTGATTTTTGATTGTATTTTTTAATACATATGATAGTTATTTTTTACTTCCTAGATATGTAGTGCCATTGCAACGGTATCGACGGATTACAGTTTCGCCGTTACTTTTTAGAGTGCGTATTTCTTTAATGTGACCAGAAGTTAGCAACTGTACTTGAGTATCCAGCGGTACTTTTTCTTCGTTTACCAGAATAGACGCTAACAAATCGTATTTCAGGTATTTGTCTTTGGTTAGAACTTCGTTTAGAGTAGTAGTTCCCCGTAGAGTAACCTCACGAACCCAAGGATCCATGCGCTCACCTGCTTCTGCTGGTGATAGGTTAGTTAGGTCAAATCCGCCGTCAGTGATACGACCAAGTGAATCTGTAATAGCCTGAGCCGAGTATCCCATCATAAATTACCTCAAATATATTGTTTAGGTTGTAGAACATTATGTCTATGTTACATATTATAGACGCTAAGGTAGGAATAGTCAAGAAAAACTTGACTATTTTTTAATATTTTTTAGTTTTCGTTCAAACATTTGCGCAATAGAACTTTCAAACTGTTTACCGACTAATTTAGTGTCAGTGTACTGTTGTATAATGTTCCATGCGTATTTGTTAGAATTCGGGGTATCTTTGGCAATAAGTTTCTTGACTTTAGATACCAACTTATTGTCGCCGTTATCTTTTGCCTTTTTGAAAAATTTCATTACTTCCATGAACCCGATATTTCCATCGTAAGATGCCATTTCGACAACTCCATCTACTTTTCGTTGGACTGCTGTGTGCATGTCCTTGAAGTCTCTTCCCAAGTTGGTTTTCTTTGAATGGCCCTTAAATTCGGACTCTTGTAATTCTTTAAATCTCATATTATTATTTATGCTTTACGCATGTTTATTTGCGAAACATAAGACTTTTGAAAATAACGATCGGACGTATCATACGTCATTATTAATACTGCTTCTTGCTCTTCCAACAATCCCACAGCATCACACCAATCTGAAAATCTGTATTCCATGTTATCATGCCACCATTCACATGAACTATCGCCCCAAATAACAGCAGGACCATCTTCACGGTGTTTGCTTCCGTGTTTATACCACATCGTGGTACCGTCTGGAAATGTTAGCGCAGGACCATCTTCACGGTGCAATACATCTTCATAATACCATTCTTCTACATGATTATTCCAAATCAAAGCAGGACCATCTTCACGGTGTAGTTTGCCGTTTTTGAGCCATACCTCTTGGTCACCATTAACATAGTGACCATTTTTTGTTTCGTCAATCTCGCAGTCTATCAATTGCAACTTAACTTTGCCCGGGCCCATGAAGACCTCCCTGATATTTTTTGTCAATATGTATTTTCTTATCACTATTTACATATTCTGATTTTTCTAATACAGAATTTATTTTCATAATGGTATCTAACGACCGAGTTATTATATCGGTCGATTTATTCATAATGTTAAAACTTTCACTGGTCGAATCATTCATAGTGTAACCATCCCACTTAAAATAAGCATAGAACCAGTGAAAATAGTTAATACAATTTCAGTTATTGGCGGCGAAAGTAAAAAATCTATTACTGTTTTTATCATTGAACTGTCTCCTACAACATATCCCTACATATATTTATACTAGGAGACAAATTTCAATACTTTTGCACCAGTGTTAGTTACACGCTATCAGTAAAGTTAGGGTCAATCAATCCAATCAACACATCATCGTTTGATTCCCATGTGCCCATCACAATGTCTTGGTTCGCACTCGCATCATAATGTACTACACTTGTAATATCAAACTCAACACCTACATCAGCGCCTTCGTTAACAGAAGTTACTTCAATAGCAAATGTGCTGCCCGACAAGTTAAAGCCATCTTTAGTGGTTGATATTACTACCGAAAGAGTGCCGCTGTCAAGTGACCAACTATCAATATTAACTTGTGGTGACTTACTAACCATGTTTAATGTGTAATCTGTTTCATATTCAGCATCACCGGATACCGCAATAGTAAACTTAACAGCATCACCTATATCAACACGGTGCTCACCAAGTTGCTTGTTCTGTACATTGATTTCCATGTGGTCATTTTTCTTGCCATCTGTTACTAACTCATAGTCGTAACCAGGTTGTACTTCGTTGCCTCCTTGTGAGAAAAACCATTGACCTAACTCTTCTGGCTCTTCTGGAGCAAGTACATCTTCAACATTAATAGTCACAGTAGCGTCACTGTATTCACCGTCTTCATCCGTAATACGATAATCAAATGTTACAATCTGGTCACCATCTTCGTCACTTGGCGTATATGTGAATTCACCATTGTCGCTAAACACCAGTCCTGGTATATCTTCACCAATTAACGAGAATGTGCTTGTGCCGTCACCGTCTGTATCGTTGTCAGAAACATCACCGCTTACTGGTGTATCTTCGTCTGTTTCGTATGTGTCATCTTCAGCAACTGGTAGAAGATTTACATCAACCACATCCTCTGTTAGTACTTCTTGGCGTGGAGTTTCTACTGTGTCTGTTACTGTATCAACATCAGTTGTTTGTCCTGTTTGTGCCCAATCAGTTGTTGCTACATCTTTGCTACCATCTGGATATGTAGTGGTTGTAATATCTCTACTGTATGCCGTAGTGGTAGTCGTTGTAGTTGTTAACGTGTCTGTAACTTGATTGTACGAAACGGTTGTAGTAGTTGTAGTGGTAGTAGTTTCTTTTGTACCATCTTCGCTTGTTACTTTATTTGAAGTTGTTTCAGTTGTACGACCAGTTTCGTATTCATCACCTACATTTGTTTCAGTTTTAGTTTGTACATCAACTTCTTCTTTGGTCTCGGTGATAGTCTCAACAGTAGGCTCAAAACGAGTTTCTTCTACCGCTACATCAGTTAGTACTTCGGTACGAGGTGTTTCTACTGTATCAGTTGATTCAGTAACATCACTTGTTTGACCTGTTTGTTCCCAATCAGTTGTTACTACATCAGTTGTACCGTCAGGGTAAGTAGTGGTTGTAATATCTCTACTGTATGTAGTCGTGGTAGTAGTCGTGGTTTCAACTGTGTCAGTTTCTTGGTTGTACGAAACAGTTGTAGTCGTGGTAGTTGTCTTAGTAACAAGTTGACCACGGTCTGTTGTTTCTTCATTTACATCAGTATCAGTTGTACGACCAGTTTCATATTCATCACCTACAACAGTTTCAGTTGTGGTTTGTACATCAACCTCTTCTTTAGTCTCTGTGACAGTCTCTACTGTAGGCTCAAATCGTACCTCATCCACTGCTACATCAGTTAGAACCTCAGTGCGTGGTGTTTCTACGGTGTCTGTAGTTGAACTTGTGTCTGTAGCAGAATCATACATTGTCCATTCACTATTAACTACTTCGGTTGTTCCATCTGGATATGTAGTCGTAGTTACATCACGCTCATAGTATTCCGTTGTAGTTACATTAGTTGTGATTGTGTTTGTTTCTTGGTTGTATGTGATTGTAGTTGTAGTTGTGGTAGTTGTTGTTACCAACTGACCACGGTCTGTCGCAACTTCTGATACATCAGTTGTTGTATTACGACCTGTTTCGTACTCATCACCAACCACAGTTTCTACGGTAGATTCTGTATTAGTAACAACATCGTATTCTTTAGTTACAGTAACAGTAGGCTCTTCTGGCTCAACTGGCGTAAACTCAGTGTCAACATCTTCAACAACTTGCTCACGAGGTTCGTTAGTGGTTGTTGTTTCAGTTTGAGTATCAGTCTGTGTATCCGTTAGTGTCCATTCACCAAGCGTTACAGTTGTTTGACCACTTGGATATTCTGTAGTGGTTACTTCACGCTCGTATGTTTCTGTAATCGTTGTGGTTGTTGTAACGGTGTTAGTTTCTTTATCGTATGTGATTGTTGTTACAGTTGTTGTGGTAACAGTTGTACCAGTTTCATCTGTAGTTGTTTCACTACTTGTTTCAGTTGTACGACCAGTTTCATATTCGTCACCGACCACTGTTTTTGTTTCAGTTTCAGTACGAACATCAGTGCGAGTTTCTGTGGTAACTGTTACGATTGGTTCAGGTGTTGGTTCAACTACTTCTGGTTCAACTAGCGCTGGTGGTTCTTCTTGCGTTTGCTGAACTTCAGCATTAAAAGTAGTTGTTTCGTAGCCAGCAGTAGGGTCAACTTCTGCTCCGCTTCTGTCAAGCGTAACGAATGATGAACCACCACCATCTGCTGTTGGTCCTCCTGCTGCCGGCGCACCTGCGGCTGTTCTTTCACCTACTTGAGTAGGGTCAGCACCCTCTAAGATTGCTTGTTGTAATGCGGCAATATCATCTATTGGGATAGTTGATGGGTCAGCACCTGGGTCTTGTGCTGCCACTGCCTCATCAGCGATTTCTATTGTGGCGACTTCACCAACAATAATGTCATCAGGGTATATCTCCATACCCTCATATACTGGAATCTCTTCACCATCTGCGGTGATAACATATGCGCCTTCGGCAAATCTTTGTACTACTGTAGCCATTCTTTATTCTCCTATAAATGTCTTCATACTATTATTTAATCATAAATGGCGCTTGTACACATTGTACTCCAGTACAATAGAGTTAGATTATTTTGTTATATTCTTATCGTCTTTAGTTATAGGTGATTCTGGGTCATAATATCCAGAATCCCAGTCCCAATGACTTTTTGATTTTACATGGTGAGGATGTTGGATGCGCTCTTTACGCTCTTTTATTTTTTCATCATCTGTTGCCAATAAACGAGCAAATAAATCACGCATCATAATCAAGTCGCCTGTTGAAGTAGCATGGTTTTTATTTTACCAATTGCTTTAGTTGGATTAAGACCTTTAGGACACACATTCACACAATTCATTATGCCATGACAACGAAATACTGAGAATGGGTCATCCAATTCTTGTAGTCGTTCTTTTGTTGCGGTATCTCTGCTATCTAACAAGAATCGTGCCGCTGCCAAACTTGCTTGTGGACCCAAAAACTTGTCAGGATTCCACCAGAATGACGGACACGCTGTTGAGCAACAAGCACACATGATACATTCATATAATCCATCTAGTTCGGCTCGTTCCTCTTCACTTTGTAATCGTTCAATAGCAGGAGCAGGTGTATTGTTTTGTAGCCATGGTTTAATGCGCTCATACTGAGCATAAAACTGAGTCATATCTACAACCAAATCACGAATGACAGGCAGTCCAGGCAATGGACGAAGTATTAGTTTATCGCTTTTACCCATTGCCTTTGACAGTGGTGTGATACATGCTAAACCGTTAGTGCCGTTGATATTCATGCCATCTGAACCACAGACACCTTCACGACAACTTCTGCGAAATGTCACAGATGGATTTTGTTCTTTTATTAAATGTAATACATCCAAGACCATGATATCTTTGCCGTCTGGAATCTCAACATCAATATCTTCCATATACGGTTTTTCATCATGCTCGGGATGATAACGATATAGACTGGTCTTTAGTATCATATCACTCCTTTATATATAGAATGTAGCGAAAAGTACATATAAGTTTTTTATTAAATATGCGGTGGGCGCAGTAAGCAACACACCGCAAATAACAAATATGCCGAAATTGCTCATTCCGCTAGGTTTAATCAAATCAAAAATAACAATACTAGCAAGATAACCTGCCAGCAGAAAAACCATGCTTGCGGTGACTAATGAATCTAACTCATAAGGTGACATTTAATAGTATTCTCCTTATGCGTTAGGTTCATAACTACCAACGGCACCTGATTGTGTTTCTTTGCCTTCGTGTTTGGTTTTATAGTCAGCAATAGCCGCTTTAATAGCATCTTCTGCCAATACCGAACAGTGGATTTTCACTGGTGGCAAAGCCAACTCTTGAGCAATATCACTATTTTTTAGTTCGCCTGCTTGGTCAAGGTTCATCCCTTTAATCCACTCTGTCACAAGTGAACTTGAAGCAATCGCCGATCCACAGCCATACGTTAAAAACTTAGCATCCTCAATGATACCATCGTCATTTACTTTGATTTGTAACTGCATAACATCGCCTACCGCAAGCAGGAGCGCCGACCATGCCGGTTCCCACTTGCAAATCCTCCTTATCGAGTTTACCAACGTTACGCGGATTTTCATAATGATCTAGAACTTTCGCACTATATGCCATTTTTAATTACCTCGTCTATTATGTGTTGTGGTTGAAATTTATCCCACTTTTTTCTATTTTCTGCACCTGTAATATATTGTAGGTTTGAAATCCCTCCAATAATTTCCGGTGCTAGCCCTAATTCATACCCTTGTTTGTAGGGTATTATATGATCCAGTTGCATATCTGTTTTACGTTTACCTGTGTTATTAGGTACCTTGTTTTGCTCCTTTAATACTTTAACAGAGCGATATGTAACTTTCTTGCATTCTGCTTTGTACTTTTCAAAAGCGGAATCTTTTGGTTTATGTGGGCGTTGATTATTGAGTTTACCGTCCCAATTAGGATTATTTTCACCCGTCCACTTTTTTGACTGCTCGGGATTTTTTAATCCTTTGTTCCAGCCTCTTCCCCTATTAAGCCCATCCAAGTTCATTTTAGATTTTTGTTCTTCTGTCATTGTTAATCCTTTATTCCAAGCAGTATTACCTGGTCTATTAATAGGATTTTTGCAGGCTGTCGAACAGTAATCTACATATCTTGGCTTGGTTTCAAATTCAGTTCCGCAATGCTTACAATTTTTTAGTATGCCGTATTTTTTACTCATACTATTATTTATCAAATTAACACGCAGGAGCACCCACCATGCCAGTACCAACACTGTCATCATTGCGGTCTAGTTTACCTACGTTGCGTGGATTTTCGTAATGGTCTAAAACTGCTTTGCTGTAAGCCATAGTCTATCTCCTATATATTAGTTTGATATTTAAGTATATCATTACCCGACTATTTTAGTCAAGTATTATCCAATATTATTTATCGCAGTTGTAAGATGTTTGCCCCATACCGGAACTACATTGTCACTTAACAGCGCGGAAGAAGGGTCAGTGCCCAAGAATTCAGGCAATACAGAACCGTGCTTTACTATACTTTGATTTGCAGCAACATATGTGTAACCTCGTTCCACACAGTGACCATAAAGTATTTCGCAGTATATAGCGGTGAGTGCCATTCGATTAGAAACAGGAGACATAACTTCGTTTCTTAGTTTTAGAGCAGGATGAGTTACTCCTTGAGGTAAGGTTGGTGGAGTTACGGAAGTAACTATAATATTATCCACTATTTGTTCAGCATCTTTCAAATAATCAAAGTAACCTTTTATACTTTCGATAACTTGGTCTTCTATAGTTATTCCATATTTTTCATGTCGGTACCATATAGAAAATGAGCAATCTGTTTCCCCTACATGTGTTATCAGTACTTCAGGTTTGATACGTGATAATTCACCTTTAAAATGTTTGATAGTGTTTCGTCTACCATTAGGGTTATCTAATGGATGTGTTGTAGCGCCTGGTAATGTTGTAAATTCATAAGTATGTTCTTTTGGCAGTAGACCGCGTTCGTACGCCAATCGCATATTAATGGTATGAACATCGCCTTGTATTAGTACTTTCATATTGTTATCCCTTAAATCTGTTTAGCACAGGCGAAAGATGTTCAGCCCAATGAGGTATTATAGCATTATTCAAATGATGATCTTTTGCATCTTTAGAAAGAAATTTATCATCTATAACTCCGTCGACCATAATCGTTCTATTAAAGTCAACGTATGTATATCCTTTTTCAATACATTTTTCTTTTAATATTTCACTGTATGTTAGTGTTAGTTCTGTGCGTTCTAGTTGTGTTGCTTTAATTTCCTTACGCAAATTCGCAACTGACATTTCAGGGGTAATGTCACCATCTTTAATTGACGGTAAGGTAGGGGCAGTAACTATGATGTGCTTTACTTCTTTCTCTGCCTCTTCTAAATATTTAAAATAGTTAGTTATACTGTCTATCACTTGTTCCTCTATAGAAGTTCCGTGTTTTTGTTGTCTATACCAAATAGCGAAACCACAATCTACTTCGCCTAGTTGTGTCACTAGGATTTCAGGTTTATGCCTTCGGAGTCCATTACGAAACTTGTTTAGTGCGTCAGTTTTTGAATTTGGATTGTCTAAGCCCAAAGAAGTCGCACCGTGAACAATAGTAAAACTGTACAGATGTTGTTTTGGTAATAAACTTCTCGCGGCTGCGTTTTCAATATATTTAGTGTGGCTATCTCCTTGGATTAACACTTTCATTTAACAATCCCTCCTTAAGCAAATACAACCTCCAATAATATAAAAATTTTATAGGTTCGTGTTTTGGATCCGGCAATACGTCACCGAACATTTCTATAAAACCGTTTAACTGATTATCACCGGGTATCTTCATATAGGTATTTATTTCATTTTAACACGGTTGTATAATTCAAAGTCAGTAGCATAATATTCTGTTACCGCCTTAAGAGTGGCATCATCGTAATATTCATCTATAAGTTCCTGCTTTGTTTTCCCTTGAGTATACTTGGAATGACTCTTTAATTTTAGTAGCGGATAAGTTTCCTTTATTCCTACCTTTTCAGCAAATGCAGGCAATCTTTTTGGTATATCTTCGGCTGCCCAAAATTCTCCTAACATTTCTCCTTTGTACATTAACCAATCAGATTGCCTTAATTCTACATCACATGGTCCGGGAGAAGCGTTGTATTTCGCTTTTACACTATCGTAACCCTGTTGATGGTGGTATCTAAATCTTTCGGGAGATCCATCCTTAAAAACACCTATTTCTGCGTCCCATAAAAAGAAACTAAGAGTTCTGTATAAAGGTTCTCTTACTATGCCTAACACATTTGCATTCAAAACTTGTTCTTCGGTTAGCAGATTTTCCTGTACCATTTCTTCTAGTGTTAAGTGATGGTATCTAGAAAATGTTAACCATCGTTGTGCCACTTCGTGTGGGTATGTGGGAGAATTCTCTAGTTGTAGAATTTCGCCCAGACCTGAATAAACATCTTTTGTAATGTTTTTCTCACAATTAGATATAAAATATGCTTGCATTGATGTACTTGCATTCTTTGGTATTCTAGCAAATAATAAATTGTGGTTATGACTGTAATACATTTATTTTCCTTGTGGCAACGAAACTTTCTTAAGCATTTCAAAATCTTCGGCGTAATATTCTTCTACTGCCTGCCGAGTAGCAGAGTCGTAGTACATTTCTATCAATTCTTCTTTCGTTAAGTCTTTTGGTTTCGAATCATCTTTTAACCGTAACAGAGGATAAGTTTCAGAAAAGTTGTGTTGTTCTCTTAGAGATTTCAATTGTGCTTGTATATCTTGTACTGCCCAAAAGTTACCGCAAATTTCACCGTCAACTTTTAAATAGTCTACTTGTTTTATTTTATTAGAACCGCCATCGTGCATCAGCATGTCATATCCGTTTGAAAATCTTTTACGAAAGTGTTCAGGCGATGTATCTTTCTTGTCCTGACGAAAATATTCTATCCAGAAAAACAGGCTAAGTTGCCTTTCTAATGGATTGCGTATAATACCGAAGTTATAAGAATTTAATACTGTTTCTTTGGATAGTACGTTGTTATCTACTATTTCTTGTAGTGTAAGGTGCATATACCTGTTGTCATGCTGAAACTTATCAACTACCTCAGTAGAGATATTATAACCAGGCAGAATGATTTCTGGTACACCAGTTGAGATATCACCTTTTACTCGTTCAGTGTTTGATGCCAGATATGCCGCCATTGATGATGATACATTCTTCGGTATTCTAACAAACAATAAATTATGCTTTTTGCTGTAGTGCATTAATTACTCCATTATTTTTTTGGTCATTTATAAAATCTGTGATTCGCACATTGCGAAAAACATACATCATTACTCTCAGACTGTTTAGAAATTCAACCAACGCAAATTTGTTAATATCAGGATAATACTTTTCTATATACAATCTAACATTCAACACCGTATCATCCACCGTTTTATTTTCTTTGTACAATGATATGATGGTGTATGTTGTGTCAACACTTTGTATGTCAGTTAACGTTTCTGAAAACTCATTGATTAAACGTTCTATGTCATTTGCTAGTTCGAAATGATGGTCATCTAGTAAAAACATTATCGTGTATCCTTTGAATAATAGTACCCCTATTTATGTCAGGAGTCAGGTTTTAAATTCTCGGGTAGTCTTGCAAGTTTCTCAATAGTATCTTTCTCAACAGGTCTGTGCCAGTAGAAACCTTGTTGATGATTTACACCAAACGTCTTGAATGATAATGACTGTTTTGCATCTTCGATGCCTTCAACCACAACTTTCTTACCTAATTGTTTTGCCAACATAGCAAGTATAGAAGCAGTCTTTGTGCCTGAGCCTGGAACATAACCATTTTCCGTCTCGTATTGTGTGGATAAACTATCCACAATGGATTTGTCAAATTTTATAATATCTACTGGCAAATCTTGTAATCTATTTATGTTAGACGAATCCTTACCGAAGTCATCAAGTGCGATTCGAATACCTGAGTTCTGAACAACTTTCATTTCTCTGCGAATAGTGTTTATGTCATATCTTGATGTTCCTGCGTGTTCGCTGATTTCTAGTACGAATTTATCAAGTGTTAAAATACCAAATAGCATCTGTTTCTTACGTTTTAAAACTTCTGCCCCACCGCCTGGCACAGAAAAACGATCTATAGAAACGTTATAACTCACATATGCATCTGGAAAATGTTTGCTTATTTCTTCTATTATTTCACGTTGTTTGTTCATTAATTTTTCACCAATAATATCTTGATGCTGAAGGTGTAATCTGTCAACTTTATCAGCAAAGTATTCCGGACTGATTTGTATTCCTCTACGATTCCAACGCAATAACAATTCAAAGCCTACAATATGACCATGCGGCGCAGTAACAATAGGTTGCGCAACATAGTAAAATTGTTCTAGTTGTAATCCTATACGAATATCTTCTACTGTTATGTCTGCGCCTCTTGCTCGCATAACATCCATAAATTCTTTGTCTGCGACAACATAACGGTCTCTGCCTGTTTCTTTCGCATGTGACAATGCTCGGTCGGCAAGAGTTATAATGCTTTCTATGGGTTCACTAGGGTCTTTGTAGGCGGCACCAACTGATGCTGTACGGTTACGTATTTCAGTGCCATCTGGCAATTCAAATACTTCATTTTTAATGCTAATTAAAATGTCAAATATAAATTTCTTTACGTTATCAATTCCGGTAACAATATCATAGGGTACGTATATAAGATATTCTTCGCCTCCCATACGTGATACTATACCGTTACACTGTTGAACTTTGTTGTCTAATAACGTTGCTACTTGGGATATAAGTATGTCGCCGGCATCGTGTCCGTAAGCATCATTTACTGCCTTGAAGTAATCTAAGTCTATAAGTATTACCCAACCCTGTTCCGCGTAGTTTTCTATTGCGTTATAGAATCCTCGGCGAGAATATATACCAGTGAGTGGGTCGTTTTCTGATAATTCACGAAGTTTTTCATTCATATCATGTTCTTTAGTAACATCGTATACACTGCCGTGAATCTTTTCTAATTCTTGATTCTCATTGTACTCTGCTGTACTAATAACATTTACACTGCGCCTATCACCTGACTCGTGGTATATTCGATGTGTGTTTTCTTTTTTAGTGGTCCAATCTGCAAATCGTAAAAATTCGTTGTGTAGTTTTTTATAGTTTAAATTGCTTGTGTGAACAAACGGATCTAGATACTTGTTAAGAACATTGTCTAATGTTATAAGTTGATACTTGTCACTAGGTAATTCATACAACTCTCTGAACGGTGTGTTTACGTCTTCGAATAAATCATCCTTAACATTATATGTAAACAATCCAATTTTACCGGACTCTGCGACTGTATTAAGTGTGTCTAGAGTCTTAGATAATTCGTCGGCAGCCAAATCAGTACTGCGGGCATAGTGTCGGTGAAGTTTTGCTTGTTTTTCTAAATCATCCATGACTAGTTGCATAAAATGCTTTAATACCAAAGAAACACAAAATGCGGTTGTGCCTACGAACATCGTGTACAGCGTTATTTTAACACCATCAGTTTTTACGTTGTAATGGTTGATAACATCCAAGTATTGATGTGCATTAAACAACTCAAGAATTTGGTGAAATAAACTGTGTCCATAAACTGTGCTTATTGTACCTGCAAACAAAAACATTACGGAATACGCAATAACAACTGGGATTATATATTTTCGTGATACAGTAAGTACTGATACAAGTAACGTCAATGCAGGCCATGTAATACTCATTGCATTAACGTAAGCATTACCCGAGTCTATAATCAATGTGTTAATCCCTATGCATAGTAGGACTAAAATAATAGTATTCCACGCACGTTCAACGTTCCAAAAACAGTTTTTAATATTTAAGCATGAAAAGGTGTATAGAAAAATATTTATTAGCAGAACAACAATGAACAATTCATTTAATGTTTTTCTGACCGTAGAAAGTCCAAAGTAGTATATGAATAACGAGTCTGCTAATAATCCTATTACAGCGATAACGGTAATCCACCTAACCATTAGAGTGTGTAATATTTCAATCGCTGGTTTAGGTGTAGTTATATTCATTTATGTTCTCTTTTTAGTTGTTTTCAACCCTGCAATCCATTCTGGTGTTAATCCATGTGAATAACTCCATGTGGCTCCCATGGTCTTTTGTTCTTTGTTTTCGTCTGTCCATTCTCGTGTAGAAACACGTGGCCAACATACTACTTGTGGTGGATTAGCAACATACAGTGGCAACCCAGAACGGCGTTCAATGATAAGATAATCATCTACATTAATACTAACACCGTTTGTTTCCAAATCATTCAGCAACCAACGGCATGTTTCTGGTGTAAGCCCACACGCATGAACACCTATAGACTTTTCAATTTGTTTTAACTCTTTGATAGGTCCAATAGGAGTGTACATATCAGGTAAACCAACACGATGACCAAATGTAGTAACAACCATATCGGGTATATCTATATTACGAACATCGCCTAATACTAGAGCATCATGTTCAAGTATTATACATGGTTTATTTATTTCTACAATTCTACGCCATGCTTTAACATGTGAAGCATGACAGTTAAGATGCCCATCTGTTGTTTTCACGCCAGGTTGTAACCAAACGCCTACAGATTCTAATGCTTCCGGTCCGGTCATGAATTCTACGCCGTCAATGTATTCGTATGGAAGACCGTGTTCTTCACAAGTCTTCGCACACATTTCGGCATATTCTAGTGACTCTTTAACTCGGAGTCTTCGGATGATTAATGCTCTATCTATTTTCATCGTTATACCATATAAACATATGTTGCACCAGCGTTGTTGCCTCCTGTGTCTTCAAAGATTGCGCCCACAATTACGGTATTTCCGTCACCTGAAATACCAGATGACCAACCAAAGTAATCAGACTCTTCGCGGTCACTCGCAAGTAGTTGTACGGGATTTGTATATTGACCATTAACTAATTCGTATACATAAGCCGCACCAGTTCGAATCGGGTCAGCAGTTATTTGGTGGTACCCGGTTATAAGAATTTTACTTGCATCATTGCTAGAAGACACCGTATAACCTAACCATGTAAAAGATGTAGCGGTATCAAGTTCAATTTTTTGACTGAAATTCCATGTAGTAGGATTTTGTAAATCCCTGTTATAAACATAAACTGATCCTGCATCAGTAGCAGTTGTATCATCTCCATAGGCTCCAACAAATATCGTGTTGCCATCATCTGATATATTAACTGAATTACCGAACTGGTCACTGGTAGCGGCATCTGGTGCAGTTAATTTTTGAATCTTATTGCCCCACGATGTTCCTATACGTTGATATATCCACACAGAACCTTCCTGTGAAGATACACTACTATCCCAAGGCGCACCAACAACGGCAATGTTGCCGTCACTAGTCAACGACACCGATAGTCCGAATCTATTGGTAGGGATATCAGGTGTAACAATTCCTTCTTCCACCCAAGACGAACCATTATACGTGTATATAAACACCTGATCACCTCCTCTACAGCCCAATATTAGTGTGCTTCCATCGGTTGAAATATCAACGCTCTCTCCAACCCTGGCTCCCGATGTTGTAGTGGGTGTTATTTTCTGTTGTTCTGTCCATACCCCGCCAGAACGAGTGAAGATGTATACTGAACCACTGGATCCTTCTTGGATTGCCCCAACTGCTACAATATTTCCGTCGCTACTAATGCATACTGACCAACCGAAAAAATCCTGTGCTTCTTTATCACTTGCTTGAATTTTCTGTTGTTCAGTCCAAACATCGCCAGAACGAGTGAAGATGTATGCGGCGCCTACCGCATTCGCGTCTGTGCTTTCCTGATTAGCACCTACAATTGCGGTATTACCATCAGCAGATATGGATACTGCGGACCCAAACCGATCCTCTGCTTCTATATCACTTGAAAGTAATTTTTGTTCAGTTGCTTGCAACCAAGGGCTCGGCAATATTAAAGAACGTGTACCCACTGATTTTGTTAATTCTACATTGTTAAATCTGACTTTTGCCATTTTATATTATCTCCTTGATGAAATTATTCCATTCTTCCATGCGAACATCCCAGGAATAATTATCGTTTATATATTGTTGTTGTGCTGGTATACCACTTAAATTACCGTTGATATATTGCTTTATAGCACGTTCTAAATGTTCTGCAAATCGTTTCTCGTGTGTTGGTGATGTACACCATTCATACATATTAGTGTGTCCAGCGGCAGTCTCTGGAAGTCCGGCAATACTACTGTGTACACACAATAGACCTGCACTCATTGCTTCTATTAATGCAACACAACTGGTTTCCATAAATGTACTAGGGTAAGCAAAAATATGACTCTGCTTTAATGCTTCACGCAATTCTGAATTACTTACAGTACCATAATAGTTTATTTGTGGATGAGCACGTAACGCATCAAACAACCGCTCAAAACGTTTATCCATATGGGGTATGCCGTATATGTTAAAAGATGAATATACATCTAGTTCAACATTTGGATATCTATCTGCTATCTCACTAAACACCTGATACAGCACGTTTAAACCGCGTACTGGTACGGATGTGTATATTAATTTAATCTTGCCTGAAGGCTTCGTGTGCGCTTCTATGGGGTGTATAGCATTGCGTATGACACATGTACGTTCTTTTAACTCTTTCGGAGTAAGTTTATACTGCTTTGCGTATTGTGCTTGTTGCCATTCACTAACAAACACAATGCGGTCAATGTAATTCCATCGTGTTGCCGGATCTCTGATTGTACGATTCTCAATGGCAGGATTTGCAGGAGTATCACCTGGAATACCATGAACCCAATAAATTCTTGGACGTGAATCGTTCTCTAATAGTTTTATGTCTCGTGCTATAGCAACCTTCTCTGACAGTACAGGGTCTAACAACTCGTTTACTTTTCGCATTGTTAGTTCTGTACCGGAGAAGGCGTTTTCATTTATTTTGTCAAATAATACCGGCATGCCGCTCCCCAATAAATAGTTCTAACTATTTATCTATCATTGCGGCAAGTTGGTTAAAATGTTCGGTGATAATGTTCTTTACCACGTGTTCTTTTTTGTCTTCATATCTTGGACTGCTTTTCCATAGATGTTTAGCATAGTATTCTACATCCAAACGGTCCCAAATTTGTTTGTAATGATTTAAGTTTCGTTTCGCAACAACTTCTACACTCACAAATCCTTCTTCTGTATTATCTTGCCATAGATAAACACATTCTGATAGTATGTCACCGTATGGGGCAAAATTGTATCGCATAAATCCTGCCTCTTGAAGTTTGTTATCTGTATAGTCACTGTATTGTACTGAAAAATCCCAATCAGTTAAGTCGGTTACCAGATGCAATAACTCATACGCATATGTATATTTCCACCTTGCATCTAAGTTAGCATCCTCTGCGGTACCATCAAATGATAGTAAATCAAATGCCAAGTTTTCTTCGAACCGTTGACGCATTGCTCTAGAGCCTGACGGTACTGCATCCAACTCATCTAGTAACCCTTTGATGTTTTTTGGTAGTGGAATTTGTAGACTGCTTATTTTGGGTTGAAACATATCTACAGTGAAGATATCTTCTAGTGTTGCCATATAGTTAACTCCAGTTAAAGTTTATGTGTTAGTATAACATATATACGACTAAGATATCAAGTCTTATCGCTCCCAACGGTAAAAAATATGTTCGCCTATTCTACCTGCTTCTACCATACCTTTATCCTTTATCCATTTTGGTTTTACATATGTAGCGTGATAATGTGTTGCACCATCACTAATGCCACGGTATTTGCCATTCTTGATTAAGTTCCATGCGATAGTTTTAGCACGTTTCCAGTTTTCTGTTTCTCGTGGCACATCATCATCCTTGCCATCACAATACCAAGAAAATGCACAACGATTCTTTATTGGATTGCCATTATCATCTTTCTTGCCTGCTTGTATAACACCGCATACCGTATTTGGATACCTAGTGTCCTCTACTCTGTTCAATACAACATCTGCTACTGCTGCCATACCTGCCAAATTATCTATACTTGCTTCAAAAAATGCGTTCTTTGCAAGACAATATACATCTGGGTGTAGGGTTTCATCTAATCGTCCTGGCTCACCTGTTGGTTCAGTGATTATGATAGTTTCGTTTGGCGGTTCAGGGATAGTAGCAATTTGTTCTGGCTGTTCTACCTTAACAATGATTTCTGCGGTGTTAAGTTCGTCCAACTGTTCTGATATTTTAATTTGGGTATTAAGAAGTTGCATTCGGTGCTTGTAATCTTGTGTTGCAAGATAAACAAGACCCACAACTACGGCAAGCGATATTGCCATATGGGAATGTATTAATCTTTTCATAATGTATTATTCTATTGAGTCCACGGCTTTGATATCGTCATTGTATAACTCCAATGCTCCTGGGATATCCGATATCCCGTAATACTCTAGTACTATTTCTATTGCTCTAAGATTTTGACCTATGCCAATGACTTCATCATACGGACGTAATGCTCTATCCATTGATTTTAATTCACTGGCACGTTGTTTAATCTGTTGATAATGATGCAATAGACTATCAACTGCTATGTCATCTATCGAATCACGTTCTATCCGTAGCATGTTGATATTCACGTTTTAACCACCACTTGTATTGATTAAAATACTGTGTTGCGGTATATTCTGGTGTCTTACCTGTCCAATCCAAAACTTCGTCAGAATGTCTAAACCACATTTCATGACACCAACGGCGAAATGATGATGATATACGTCTTTCTGGTCCATTATAAGCCATTGGATTTTCTCCTTACATCTTTTTTACGGTTTTGTCTTCACGTTCTATGGTGATTATACCCTCTGCTTCCAATGCTTGTAGTGTAATCTTACCACCATATAACATACCTTGACGGTAACTAAAATATGATGCGAAACCTACGATGGTCAATACCATCATAATTGTTATATTAGACATGTTATTCGTCCTCTTCTATAATTCTATAACCAACTTCAAACCCGCCTTTGCGTTCATTGAACCAATCATCTTCGCGGTCTACATGACCATACCATGATTGAATTTCAAAGAATTTGTCATATTCTTCGTCAGTTGGTTCTTCCCCATCTGGTTCGTCAAAATTATTTTCACATTCTACATGAGATAGAATTTCTTGGAATCGCTGTAACGAACCAAACTCTTTTATGATATCCTCGTCTGGTATATCAAAGTACAAATGACTATGTACACTGTGATATTCAATCTTTTCAAATTTCATTAGTATTCCTCATTTAATACATTATAACACCGTGTCCAGTATCACTCAACTATTTATGCACGTTCTAGTATACTCGCTGGTACTTTGTACAGTGTACCAAACAAACTATTGTTGTTACTCTCACGAACCTGTACAGTCTTACGGTTCACTTTAGTCACCGTGCCAACTACCGTCTTACCAGTACCAGTTGTGAATTTAGCCTTGTCGCCTACTGTAAATTGACGAATGTTTTGACGGGACAGGAATGTCATTTGAAGATTAACCGCATCTATGATTTCACGCATTTCTTCTGGTGAACGAACAGCACGGATATCGTTAATAATGTTTTCTACTGACATGATAATCTCCTTAAGCAGCCTTGATA